ACCAACGCCGGTCGTGATGTTGCTGAACGCTCCGGTGAACAGCGATTGTGCCTGGCCTGCGACGTTGGTGGCTGTCACCTGGAAGTTCTGCAGTGCGGCCGTCCACCCGTTGATCGGGTTGAGCATAGCCTGATCCATCTGCGCCCAACCGGCCTGCTGTGCAGCAAGCTGTTTAGGCAGGAACTCATTGGTCAGGTCGATCTGCGCCTGCAAGTCCTGCCGCTGCTTCTCCGTCGTGGCGTTCGCCAGTTCGGTGCGCAGCTGCAGGATGCGGTCGTTGGTCTGCTGCTCGAGCTGTACGCGCTGCTGCAGTCGTTGCGTCTGCTGGTCGCCCATGCCGACACCGGCTGCTGCGATGCTGTACTCGCTCTGCTGGCCTGCAAGCTGCCGCTCAAGCTGTGCCCGGTACTGCTCGGCCTGAGTGAGGCCTTGGGCACCCTTGATGGCGGCGGCGTAGTTGATCGATGCCTGGGCCAGTGCCTTGCCGTATTCTTCCTGGCTGATCTTGCCCTTGCTCAACGCTAGGTCAAGCTGACCCTGCTCCTTGGTCAGCGTGCGTGCTGCTTGGGCTGCAGGGTCGTACTGGTTGTACAGGCGGGCGAAGGTCGTTTCCGCCCCTGGCACGCCCTTGTTTGCCCCCCTCGGCGTACTCTTCTTGGCCTCGCGCTCCTTGATGTCGGCAATTTCTTTCTCAATGTTCTTGCGCGACTGGGCGTACTTCGCTTCCTCGGCGGCGGTGAAGACCCCGGCAGCTACGGCCTTTTCCCGAGCCTTATCGAGATCGGTGAGCTCTTTGTTCAGCCGCTGGGTTTGCGTCAGGGCGCTCTTGTAGCTCGAGTCCAGATCCTGAAGACCTTTCCGACCCTCCTCCTGAATCCGTCGACGTTTTTCCTCTTCCTCAATGGTGGCGGCATTGGTCTTCTGGATGTCCTGGCGCTGCTTAAGCTCGGCCTGCAGGCTAGCAATGCGATCGCGCGCATCATTGTCCTCATAGGCCGTGTCCAGCGTGCTTTGCAGATAGGCGATCTTCTGCTGCAGCTGGGTGATGGCCTTACCTTCGCTCTCCACGCTCCTTCGCCCGATGCTGGCAAAGGCGTCAAGCACCTCGTTGGTGGCGTCCTTGATGTTCAGCCAGCCGCGCTCGATCAGCCCAAGATTCTCACGGATCTTCGACGTTCGCTGGCCCATGGCCTCGGCATAGGTGCGCTCTGCCAGGTCGGCAGCTGCTACCGCGTTGCCTTGATCTGACAGCGCCTTGATTTGGGCGTAGACCGAAGCGGTCAGGAAGCGATACTTCTCATCCAGCTCAACGATGCCGGCGACTGGGTCCTTGCCCAGCTTGATGAACTCGGCAACGGTATCTTCTACAGCCTTTCCGGTGACCCGCTGCATCTCTACGGCGGTCGTGGTGATCAACTTCAGGTTGCCGCTGGTGTTCGCCCCCGCAGAGGTGAGTTGCGCAAGCGCACCAGCTGCCTGGCCAAATGTCCCGGTCACCTGGTCAGCAGAGTCAGCCAGCGCAATCAGCTGAGCCTCAGATGCCTTTGAGAAGTTGCCGGTAAGGATGAGACTGTTGCGCAACGCATCCGTCTGCTCTGAGCCCTTGTAGTAGGCAAGGGCCAGCGCACCGGCGGCAGCCGCTGCAACAGTGAATGGGTTGACCAGGCCAAGGATGTACCCACCCAGCGCCTGCGCTGCTGGCCCGATTCCGCCAAACATATCCTTAAGCTGGCCGCCCTGCTGAAGAAGAACGGTCAGAGGGGCCTGACCGCCTTGCAGGCTGACTGCAATGTCAGTGAATTGGGCTGGAACGCCACGCAGCGCAGCCTGATAGGCCTTTGCCGACATCCCGGCCTTGTTCATCGTCGCAGAGGATTCGCCGAGCGCATCACGCATGACATTGATGCGATCCGTGTACTCGACGAAGGTATCGCTCTCGACGATTCCGGCCTTCTTCAGCTTGGCCAGCTTCTCCTGCATGTCGTCCAGGCGACCGAGGGCGGCAACGGTTGGGTTAATCTGGCCGAGCAACTGGGAGAGCTCTTTGCGCTGGTCGTCCAGGCTGCTGCTGACGCCGTCGACCGAGGCGGATGCAGAGTCACCAGCGCGCTCCATGCGCTCGAGTGAGCCAGTCAAGTCGTCAGCGTTGCGCTTTGCGCCGCGCGAGTCGATCGTCACCGAAAGGCGTGATTCCTGCGCCATGTCGTCCTCCGGCGTCAACGCCTCTTAGGTTTATTTTTGGCCTCAGCGGCGGCCTGTGCTTTCTCGTTCTGTTCGTCCCAGTACTTGCGGAACTCGTCATCCAAGGCAAAGACGGCTGCGTCGAACTCTTCGCGGCATATCGCTGATGGGTAGCGGCTGAGGTATTCGGTGATGGCCGAAGGCGAGATTGGCGCCGGGGCTCCCACCATGCCGACGTACTGCCGGGACCGGCTGATGTAGGCGTAGGCCTCAAGGATCTCGGCGGTGACGCCGTCAATCTCGGGGGCATCAGGCACTCCCGAACCCAATCGCTCATGCTTCCAGCGTTTCTTCTCGTTGGCATCACCGGCCCAATCACGCCCCCACAGGTATGCCGCTACTGCTTTTCCGAGGTGACTGCTGCCTTCTCCTCGACACGGCGGGCTATGTCGGTGGCCGTGCGCAGGGCCAGGAAGTAGACGCTTGGCATCTGGTTGATCAGCGCGATGCCCAGCTCGGCACTATAGGGAGCTGGCTCACCCGGCTTCTCTTCAACATCTACGCCCTTCCAGTCCTTGATCAGGTGTTTGGCCGCTAGCTCGACGAAAAGGTCATCGTCGGTCTCCAGCTCAACATCTGGAATGTCAGCAAGGCTGAACTCAGCGGTGCCGACCCGGGCCTGCTGGTTGATTGCAGCCAGGTGACGATTGATCAGCGCCTGATGCGACTTGTACAGCGGGTTGGCGATCGAGCCGACGAGGATCTCGGCGCCCGGGGCGAACTCGACCCAGCGCTGGCCGTTGATATCCAGCTCAGGCTTCTTTGCAATGGTGATGCCCATGGTATTCCTCTGCGGTAAAAGGCCCGACGCACACCGCAGGGCGCGCCGGGCAAAGGGTTAAGCGGTGACGGTCACATCGCAGGTGTCGGTCTTGGTGCCGTCTGCTGCGCTGGTCGCCGTGATGGTTGCCGTGCCGGCGGCAATGCCGGTGACCAGGCCAGTCGGGCTGACGCTGGCGATGGCTGGGGCCGAGGTTGACCAAGTTACGAGCTGGCTCGCACCTACAGGGGTGACCACGGCTTCGAGGTCGGCGGCTTCATCGACTGCCAGGCTCAGGGTGGCCGGGGTTACCTCCACCGCTGCAATGGCGATTGGCGCAGGCAGGCGGGTGATGGTTGGCGGCACGCGGCGGGCGGTGTAGCTCAGCTCCACCTGGATGATGTCGGTGGCGCCGCCGTCCGGCCAATCGCCGCTGACTTCCATCTCAGGGATGAAGAAGGTGTAGCCACCGTCCGCGTTGCTCAGCGTGAACTCGAAGCTCACTGCGTCACCGGTCTGCTGCGCCTTCCAGTATTCGTAGGCGGTCTTGGACCAGCTCATGGTGATCGAGCCGCCCGGCACGAAGGTGGTCTGAATGATGTTGCCGGCAAACGGGTTGCCGTTGCCGATGCATCGCTGGGTCTGCGAGTTGTTGGCGAACTGCAGGTTGAAGGTGTCAACGCACGCGTTGTCGTCACCCAGTTGCACGCCGTTGATCTTCAGCCCGGTCACGTCTTTGAAGCCGTAGCGCCGCTGGTTAGCCTCGGGCGCAGGGCTGACGATGAACGACGTGTTATCGGCTTTGTCCTGCCACGAGGTGGCCATGAACGTGGTGGTGACGCTGATCTCGTTGTCGTTCGGGACATCGATGTTGATCGTGTCAACCTGAGCGCCACGGGCAATGCCCGCGATACCCACGTCAGCATCGTACGCGGCGATGGAGAACGAGATTCGCTCGTTGCCCATGGTCAGGGTATTGCCGACCCAGTTCGCGCCGAAGCAGGAGGCCAGGAACTCGTCCAAGGCGCCGTAGCGGAACTTGGTTTCGATATCGCCGCCAACGTCCACAGTCGTCTGGGCAGTGCCCTGCGACATGCGGGTTTCGCCGATTTCGTTGTTCTCTTCGGTGTTGTAGGTGGGCACCAGGCCGAAGCTGACGCGGGTCAGCACGTTCCATGGGCCTGGCGGGGTAATCCCCGGCGTCACTTCGCGAATCCACGCGGTTGAGCGTTTTGCACCGCTACTCATGGGGTGTTTCTCCTATCGATAGGCGTAAAAAAACCGCCATGTGGCGGTGCAGGTTTTTGTGCTTGGTCAGGCTGGTATGGTGCGGACCACGATGATCGGCAACGGGTCGTCGTCAGGCCTGAATACGACCTCGTTGTGCTCGAGCAACGGCTCGGTGTACTCAACGATCGGTCCGTCTTCCTGAATGGCCCTAGTGGTGTGGGCAACAGCTCGGTCTACCACTTCGCCATTGAAGCGGACCTTCATGGTCTGGCTCATCAGTAGGCCCTGTATGGGAGCGAGATGTTGACCTGATACCAGCCGTTACCTTCGTCACCAACCACGCTTGGCGATGCAGCGAAGAAGTCCAGCGGCCCTTCTGGCGCGCTGTAGTACTCGAAGTGCTGCGCCAGCGTGTCGGTGGCCTTGGTGATAGGCAGGGTGCCTTTGTTGCTCGGCACGAACAGCTGAACGATGACAATGCCCGTGCGCCGAACGCTTGGGCCGTTGCCGACCTCTGGCGTACTGGATAGGCCAGGAACATCCGCAAGCCTGGCCCAGATTGGCTTGCCTGCTGGGCTGAATGGCCCCTGTGGGTTGTTCGGGTAGTCGATGGCATCGGCTGGAATCCCCGCCCACTGCTGCATGCGGCCGATGATGACGGCGCGGATCTGTTCGAAGGTCATCTGCTGTAGGCCTGGGAAACGCTGTGGAAGGAGACTTCGTAAATGCCGGCAGGAGCCTTCTTTGAATGCCCCTGTTCGAGCGGAAGGGCATAGGGAAGCGAGTTCTGGATGAACACCTGCGTGTACGGCTCAAGCCCGCTCATGGCAGACAGGCCGCGCTGGATCGTCTCGCCGCCGCTCTTGTCCAGGTTCTCGGTGGTCGTGTAGACCGGGGCACCAATGCTTACGATGTTGTTGCCTCGGAATCGCCCGGTATCAACCGGCGACCGTAGGACGATCTCGTTGAGCATGGCCAGGGCGATCACCCTGACGCGCTGAGTCAGCGCCTCTTCTACCACGCCAGCGAACAGGCTTGGCGGTGTGCTCCATCCCTGCTTGGCCATGGGTCACTTCCTCAGCTGAATCTCGTAATGGGCCCCAGCTGGGTCAATGCCGGGGCTGACGATGCGGTACGTGACCGGCTCGCCGGTGATCAGATCTGGAGCGGTAATCTGGTGCCCCACCGCTGGCTTATCGGTGACTTCGCTGGCCAGGCAGATCAGCAGCACATCGCCCACCAAGATGTTCAGCCCGTCGATGCGTCGGCTGTCGTAGCTGTCGAGCACGCCGCGCCCTGTGTAGTTCACCGGCTGGGCCGTGGTGGTCTCGCTGACCGGATCCCAGACGCCGGGCCCCATGTAGGTGCCGGTGAACTCGGACACGGCATCAGCCAGGTCATCGTCGAAGGCCTCGGCCAGATCGGCCTGAATGTCGTCGCGTAGGCCCATGCCCTACCCCCTCGACACGCGGAAGGCGAATGGATTGCTGCGCCATGGCGTGAGCAGGGCCAGAGCCAGCTGCACGCACGCCGGCTGTGCGGCCGTGCTGGTCTTGTCGATCGAGCCGAAGGTCTTGCTGGTGGATACCGAGCCAGCCTTGACCGTTTTGGCCTCAAGCGATCCCTCGGTCTGCTGTTGGTACAGCTTGCCCTGGGATGCGCACTTGGCCAGCCTGGCGCCAGCCTCCTTCACGTCGTCGGGGATGTCATCCATGTCGATCCCAACCAGGTTGAGCGCGGTCAGGTAGGCGTTCGCCTCGAATACCGCTTCTTCCTTGTCGGCGTCGGGAGCCCAGGCAGCCCCGAGGATGCTATCCACGTCGGCCACGGTGATGTAGGTAGCCATCCGGCCTCCGCTGAAATGAGAGGGGCCAAAGCCCCGGAATTACTGCTGGCCGAGTTCGGCAACCTGCTTCTGCAGCGACTCTTTAGAGGCGTTGGCGCGGTAGGTGACGTTCGCAGCGTCCAGCTTGGCTTTAAGCTCGTCGACCTCATTGGCCTCTCG